CAATATTATCTATTACCACTTTTATTTTCCACAGATTAACACTTTTATTTTTATTTTATCGTATTTTTCATTAACACTTTAAGCCTCTTTTCACTTCACTACCCGCCCATGTGTCATTATTATTATCATCTCTTTTTCAGATATTGCTACTCCAAGCCTCTGCACCATATCACCTTCGTTGAACCCTGGTAACTCCGTTGTGACATTTACCTCGCCCTCGCTCAGCCACACTATATGCCCTTTGGCTAAATTATACCTCTCACTCCTGATCTTATAAAATTCTAACTTCGCATACTCACCTACCTCTCCGCCGCTCGATGTTATCGCCACCGCTTCTTGCGCCCCAGCCTTCACACCTTTACCGTTCTCATCTATCGCTATTGCATCCCCAACTTGTACAGTTTCGGCTAATTCTATATAGCATCCCTCTCCTGCGCCATAATCCCCATATACTACCGCAGCTCCCATCAATCTTCGCCTGATATGCGGCGCTAGCTGTTCCTCCGTTATCCTATTCCTCGCCTCTAATGATTTATATGGCATTGCTATCCACATCTATTAATGATACATCACTTTTTTCACTCAGATAATCTATCTCATATGCTACCGGTATGTATTTTCGCCCAGATACACCAAACATGCTGCCATCTGTCCCCATATTAATGGTATAGTAATTTTCGAACATATCTTCACAATTAATTGCACTCGCAGGCAATTCTATCCGCAGCATCTGCTGTCCCGCCCTATCATACAACCTCCTCAATGCAGCCGATATCCACCTGCCAGCCCCAGATACCCTCTGTATCATTATCATTGCTATCTTATGGTTATCCTCGAATTGCTCCATTAACTGCGTCGCATTAATTTCGCCCACATTGTACTGACATTCCGTGTACATGCTCGATCGCTTATTTCGCGATATCGGCACATCCACGTAATGATGACATTTGCGATACTGATTGCCATCCTTATAATATACTCCATATATATGTGGTGCAAACCCAACCCAAGTCGTCTTAGATACCTTTGAATATTCTATCGCCGGTGGCACATTCCCAAACACAATCGGCAACGTGTATTCGCCCACATTCCTGCTGCCTGCTCGTGCATTCTCATATTTTCCAACATCATCGCCTACCGTTTCAATCGACGATCCAACTACTGTTGTTAGCGGCATATAATTCATCGTTATCTTGCAAGAATATAGCTCTTCACATTCGATTCCTATCGTTGCTTGGTCTATTCCATACGACCCGCACGGCATCCTCACTGCTATATTATTCCGCGTCGATATATATGCTCTCGATAATGTATATTCATAATAGTCAGCCAAAAAATCCCATGCTGATTTGTAGCGTCTCAATCCATCCGGATCATACGCTATACCGCCATATATTCTGCTTCTATCGATATTGGTAATCATAGCAATTACATATACTTCGTTAATATCTATTGGCGCTCCAATGCCCAATACATTATTCCCATCTTGTCGGTAATATCGAATATCTGCATATGGCACCCATACCATCGAGTAGCTTGTTCTCAACAATGTTCTCTTTAGTATCCCCAAATAAAACTGTATATATTCAAATATCCTATACATCTTACTCATCCCAAACAACGTTTTTTTCCGATCTTGTTTGTATATTCTCCGCAATCCATTTTGATTCAAATACTCATACTCTATTATTCCTTTATCAGTATATTCGATATATCCATTCACTTGAATAAATGCGGCATACATACTAAAATCAATTGCATCTAATGCAACTTTTATCCAATGTACCGCCTCAACTGATATTTCCCCAGCAACCATATCTATATCAATATCTGTATCATTCCTAATTATTCCCACCATATATTCAAGATTATCTCCCACCAACAATCGCACCACTGTCCCAGCATATACAATTTTGCTGATGCTCGATATATTGCTATAATCAATCGGCTTCAACGGCTTGGTGAATAGTTCGATGAATTCTGCTGGCAAGTTAATCGCCTTGGATAATTTTACCCGAAATTTCAACACCGGCGCTTTCGCCAGCCCTATCGGATACTTATCGAATTCAACATTATATTTTTCGACAACTATCACATCTTCGGGCAATTCAATATAATTAGGGCTCGTTAGTTCGTCAGTCGATGCACCGTATAGCTCCAGCCGGTAATTTTGATCGCTTAGCCATTCAGTATAGTACACATTTTGGCTCATTCTATCTCATCACCTTTACACATCTTCCCTCCAACTGTATCTCTTTTGTCCCGTCTTCTGCTACGTCTTCAGTCTTAATTTTCAGTGCCACACACAAAGCCATCCCAGCCGGATGCAACGACCACTGTTCTGTGCTCGGGTACTCTCCTTGATACACAAACACCCTTCTTTTGTTCAATACCCCAGCTAATGCTTCTATCTTATGCATATCGTCAGGGAATTTGAAAGGCATCAGCTCTATCCTGAATGTCCTTACTTGTATGTGCGGATGTATCGCTGTCCCGCCATTACCTACTTCTATATCGCCAATTGTCTCCCAATGCGGATTAATCGCTAACACATCTAATTTCAACCACCTATTGTCAGTCATTGGGTTAGTAGTGCCATCAATCACGGTCAGTTCCAACATACTATTAGAATCGGGTTTATACATATTATTCGTGCCGTATATAGCTATTTTCCACATGTCAGCCTCTCATCAATTGCTTGTATCTGTCATAATGTATAGCTTCGATCATTTTATCTCGATCAAGTTTTATATCTATGTCATATTCCACTTTTGTTTTTCTTATATAATTCCCTTTCTTCACCTCCTGAGCTAATATATCCAGTTTTTCAGTATTGCTTTCGATAGCTTTCACGACCTCTCTATTTCTGGCTTGCTCCGACATAATATATGCAATCATCGCTTGGTTTGCCATCATACTGGCTTCTTCGCTTATTCTTTGCTTAATTCTATCGGCATACTTCAGCTCATACCATCTCTCTACTGTCAGACCACCTTTATCTATTTCTTGGAACGCCTTGTAATTCTTAGCTGTAATCGCTGCGTTCATCACATACTCGCCCCTGTGCACTACTCCTGCCACCTCATCCGGATGTCCATCGCCTGTATAACCACCTTTTTTATAACCTGCAGCCGAGCGTGCCGCCGCCAACAACCCATATAGCGTAGCCGTTAGCGCCGCCGCTGCAATCGGTCCAGCAATCGGTCCCAATGATGCAATGGATTTGCCGAATATTATCGCTATAAAAGTCGGTACCATCGCCTGCGCTGTTGCGAACAATGATTTCACCAACGCTTTCCCTAAATTCTCCGACTCTGCAGCGAACATTGCAAAATTAGCAGTCATCAGCTCAGCACTCTTTGCCCATACATCGCTTGTAGTCTTAGCCGCCTCTGCTTGCACCGCCGCCCTCTCTCGCTCCAGCACCTCTATTCTGTTCCTATATTCCTCATATAGTTCATATCTTTTCATCAATTCTGCAGCCTGCATCTCTGTTTTCAGCCGCTCTATCTCTGCCTCTATCTCATACGATCGCACTATCAGAGCATTCCTTCTCTCCGCCATCTCTAACATCGCCTGGGCTGCTCTATCGGCATATTCTCTCGATGCCTCCGATACTATCCTCAATGCCTCTTTCATATTAATAGCCGTTTGCTTGTTTCTGAGCTTCTCTGCTTTATCTGCGAGTTGCCTTTCTCTATCGTAATATTCCGCTATTGTTATTTCACGCTTACTCAGCTTATCTGCTAACTCTCGTCTCTGGCGCTCTATCTCTTTTATCTCATCTTTGTTCTTTTTCTTTGTCTCCTCTATATCAATGTTCCGCATTCCTTGCGCTATCTTATCCACCGCCGAATACAATCCAGACCGTTTTCTTAGGTATTCTTGCTCTGCTTGCTCCTTCTCTAATTGGAGTCTTATGAACGCTTCAAGCTTTTTTCGTTCGTTAGCCCCAGCTAACGCAAGCTCCTGCTTATATGCTTTCTCCGCTTGGGCTACATGCATCCTATACTGCCGCTCTTCATAATCTTCGATGAGCTCTATTCTCTCTTGCTCTTTCTGTTCTTCGAGTTCTCGGTTCTTAATCGTCATATCCCTGCTTATCTGCTCTAATTTAGCTTTATATTCTGCTATTGCTTTCGGATCGATTTCTACTCTTAGTTTTGCCGTTGCGTTAGAATATTCTTTCTGCAGCTGTTCTAATTCATATTCAATCAATTCAGACTGTCTTTTTACACCCAATTCAACATAGTATTTTATTTCGGCTCGCTTTGCATCCGTTCTTATCTTTTCAATCTCCTCTTTCATTTTATCTTGGTCTATTCTTGCGTTCAATATTATCTCTTTCTGCGAATATTCATTGCTTGCAATATCTATTTCCAACCGTTTTCTCAATTTTTCCAGCTCTTCTAAATATTCGGCTCTCTTTTTAGAGTCCTTTTCTCTATTAGCTATTTCGTACAATTTAGCTAGCTCTTGCTGTTGCCTCCTTAGTTCCACATTCTGCAGTTTCAGACTATTGAGTTCCCGCTCTCGCTTTTCAATGCTGGTTTCGAACCTTCCCTCATCCAACTGTGCATCTTTTTCTTTGATCTCCGCAAGCTGGCGAGCTTGCTCAGCTGTTTGCTTGTTTATTTCAAATTCTCTCTTAGCTAATTCGTATGCAGAGTGCCCCGCCGCAGCACCCTTCGTGCGAGCAGCAGCCGATGTCCCATATTTATCGGCTATCTGTGCCTCTAAGGTATTCCTCTGTCTCAGAGCCGCAGCATCGGCGGCAAGCCATTGCTCATATTGGCTCAGTTGCTTCTCCTGCTCTTCGGTCAGCTTCTTGCCTTCGGCTTTCATCTGCCTCAATGCCACCACTTGCTTCATATTGTAGTCATAGTTCCCTTGTAGCTTTTTCTTGACCTCATCGTATGAATCCCCGATATTCTTCGCAGCATCTGCTGTCCTCTTAGCTTCTTCGGTATTCTTGCGTTGCTCCTCGTATAGCTTAATAGCATTCTCGCGTGAATATCCATATTTATCCGCTATCTTAGCCACCTGCTCTTCGGTCAGCTTGCCTGTTTTCGCTGCATCTTCAAGCGATTTTGCCACTAACATCTTACGTGCTTCATCTGAGCTAATTCGCAGCACCTTAGCCATTCTATCTATCGCATCGCCTGTAACCAATCCTGCTTTGGCACCCTCAATGAAAGATTGCACCAATGCCTGCCTGTTCTTCTCTATTGCTGCGTTTTCTGCATTATATTTGTCAATATATTCCTGCTTTCTATTAGGATCTTCTATCTTGTTGATTATAGCTAAATTGCTTTCCTGCAATTTGATTTGCCGCTCGATGTTCTCAGCTTGCCTGATCAGCTCCACCGAATATTCTTTTTGAACCTTAGCTAGCTGCCCACTAGCACCTTGTGCTGCGGACAGTTCTTTAGCTTTCTCGATATTCACATCATAGACAATTCTCAGATTGCCCATCTCATCTACTATTGTGCGAGCTGCTCCCTTGGTCTGTGGCGCAATATCCTGTATTTTTTTAGATGCCTGCTCGGCTGCTTTCTCTAATTTTTTAAATTCTTCTAATTCGGCTTGAGTTAGCCCGCCATTGTCTTTTTTGGTTCTCAGTTCCACAAGACGCTTTTGTAATTTTTCGTACTCTTCAAGCAATTGCGGCATATTGCTTTCGGCATCCACCTTAGCTTTTATTTCTATTCCTTCTTTAAGTTTGCCCGATAGCTTATTGGCGGTCTCTTCTATGCTTCGCTCGATCCGAGATTTAGCGAATCCTTGCGAAAATGCTTCTCCTGCATCTTCGCCAGCTCCTCCAAATATTGCCCCCAAAGCCGCACCAATACCACCAAACACATCGCCAATATAATTCACCGCATTGCCGATAGCCGATAACACGCTATCGATTATTTCTCTTACAGATTCAAATTTCTGATACAATACATATATTGCTGCACCTGCTGCAACTACTGCAACTGCTATCATACCGATCGGATTTGCCAGCATCGACGCATTCAATGCGTTCTGCGCAACAGTGAGCGCCCACGTTGCCGATGTCTGTGCCACCTTGCCTGCGATAGCTATCGCATTGGTTGCCGCTTCTTTTATGTTAGCCAATGATAATGCCGATTTATTCAAAATCAACGATTTAGTCGCAACATCGCTCATGACCAACGATGGCACCAATCGAGATGTGATTGTCAGCGCCAGCTGACTTATTTGCTCCACAGGCAATACATTCTTTATCCCAGCCAATGCTGCCATTGTCGGAGCTATTGCATTGCCGAAGCCTATTAGAGAGAGCGCTCCACGCCCGATAGCCTGACCAAACGATATAAACACATCCTCAGCTGTAGCCCTCAGCCTCGACATTATGCCTTCGGACGTATCCATCCTCTGCGCCGCCTGCTCGAACGCCGAGCCTACACCTTCTTGCCCAGCTCTAATCCCTTCGACAAAACTATTATACTTATCAAGATTATCTATCAATATCCCAGCTGCCGCCGAGTTCTCCGCCCCGAATATCTTAATCATTAGCGCATTTCTCTCAGATGCAGTCCCGACATTATCCAGCCCCGACTTAATCTTCGCTAGCGCTGCATCCAATCCCTCTTCTGTCAGCAGCCGCCCCAGCTCCTTGGATGATGTCCCTAGTCTTTGCATTGCCTCAGCAGCCGGACCCGATGCATCCTGCAACAGACCCAATACGTTCCTCAATGCTACTCCCGCCTCCGATCCAGTCTTACCACCAACCGCAAGCACTTGTATAGCTGCATTAGCTTCGACGAAATCCATTCTGGCACCCTTAGCCGCCACACCCGCCTGAACTATCGCCGCGGCAACCTGCGGTATCTCGGCTGCGCCAACCTGTGCCGATGCAGCCAATGCGTTGATCACCTGTGTTGATGTCTCCGCATCTCGCATCGCATCGCCTGTTACAAGCCCAAATTGTAGCATAGTGTCTGTAATCGCTCTCATCGAGCTTGCCGCATTGTCTCCCGATGCCGCCGATAGCACAGACACGTTCCGCCCGAATATCGCCAACGCATCAGCGTTATTAGCCACCTGCGGTCCCAGCTTCGACAGTATCCCTTGAAACGATTCCAGCTGACTGGCTGCACTCCCACCAAACTGCTTGGCTAACTCTCGCGCCCGATCTCCTATGGCTTCCAGCGCATCGCCAGTAATCCCAGTGATAGCTCCGACAGCAGCTAACTTCGACTCATATTGGCTCGCAACCGCCACCAGCTCGCCCATCGCATTGCTTATCTCTCTGATGGATTGTATCGCCTGATTGAACGAAAAGGCTGCCCCCAACATTCGCGCCTGCGAATGCGCAATCCGCACGCTCCCAGCTAATTCATCTATATTCTTAGCTGCTTCGAGAGCTCCTCGTGTGTCGATACTTACATCTTTCGCAGCATCACTCAGTGTTTTTCTTAGGTCGCTTGCCGCTTTCGTCAGCTTATCACGATTGAGCTCCGGGCTCAGATCAATCACTAATTGCACTTTTGCCATAGCTATCCGCTAATTTTATTCTATAGTAATCCCACACTTCATCTATCGCTATATCATTCCATATTCTACTGTATATTACATAATCGCCGCCAGATACAACATGGCATAGATATTTTGCATTGTTGATCATTATGTTGTATTCATCATCTGGATTGTCCGCCGTCAACAAATTCAACGGGTCCGTGAATTTCGTCTCCTTGCTCGTGCGTTTTATTCGGAACACCTTAGAGGATGTTATTCTGCGCGCCCTATCGCAGCTTAACTGTCGCAGTCGCTCGAAAGGAATCTACCGCCGGCTTTATCTCTTCTATATACTTCTGACGTAGCCAAAATCCCTCATCCAGCAATTCTTCTTTGTTTTTTGTACTTAAATTCTTTGTATCGATTATTATCGACGCTATCTTAATATCTCGCTTCATTATAACATCTGCTATCTTGCACACTTTCTCTTGGAACGCCACAGGATCCTTGATCGCATATTCTTCACCTCCGCCAATCCTCTCGTATGCCGCTTCATATTGCTTATCCAGCTCATTCAGCTGACGCACAGCCTCCAATTCTGCTTTCATTACCTCAGTAACCACAGCATAGCTAGCCGCCCTCAATGGCACCGCTATCTCACCATCTTCGAATTCTAGATTGATTGCTATTTTCTTTACGTCTTCCATTTTCCCTCCTTGTTATTATATACGCCGCACCCCTACGATGCGGCTTTATTCTAAGGTTTTGGATTTAAAAAGAATATTTTTTCGTAATAATCTTTTGGTAAGCTCAAATCGTTGCTTGCTTGCACTATATCAGCATCAAGCAGTTCTTTCGGGATAACAATATTCGCCTTAGCTGCTATTCCCACTGCTTCTACACCTGGCGATACATACTCTCCACCTTTCGTCGTCCTTCCCCCAGTCGTCTTCTTGAAATATACGATATTGACCGTTACAGGTATCTTCCCACCTTCTGTGATGCTCCCATAATGAATTATGATCGCATTCTTAGCATCGCCAGCAGAGTTACTGCCACCAATTTTCCGTCCGTTCTCCGCCGTCTTCTCGCTCACCTGAACACTCGTTGCCCCTACTTTCTTAGGTGCCATAATGTTCACAAACGCCTCAAACTCCTCGCCGAAATCAGTCTGCGAGATCTTAAGCGACGGCACTCCATTTTCATCGTACGACCAATCAGTTTGCTCGACTATTTTGTCGCCACTATCCGCACCTAACCGATGAATTCTATCGGTTATCGCCGCTGCTGCAGTAGTGAAGTCCGCCTTCACCAGCCCGCTGTGGTCTTGTTTCAGACCAAAAATATCAATCAATCCTCTTGCGCCTACAGACATTGCGCCTCCTCTTGATTTGTTAGTAATATTTTATAAGTGGTTATTCCTAATGATTGTCTGAATTCCTCCCAATTATCCCCAATATGCAGGTCGATTATTGGGTACTTATGCTTTAATAATTCTATTAGTTGATCATTACGTGGCATCTCTACAAATATATCTATATCCCTATATTTCTTGTGCCACAGCGACGAGCCAAACTGCACTATCTTGCTGGCACCATAGGTAGCCAGCATCTCTATCATATCCTGCATAGCATATGCCCCTCTAAATACCCAGTATGCACACGGATTATCTGCGACTGATACCCAGGACACCATTCGGCATACTCAAGCACCGGTCTGAACAATCTCGGACCTCTATCTATATCCCCACCCAATACTACCAATGCATCGCCGTGCAACTGCAATTTTGCACCCTTATAATTATCAGTTGGAATGGTTATCACTGTGTTATCAGTAGCTACCATATAATGATCATCTGCCGACAGCTCTTGCCACTCGGACTTCAGATAAGCTCTATCCACCTCAAAATATTCTATTGTGTTGTCGTTCATATCGAGCACTTGAAAAAACATTCTGATCCGTGCTTGGTGCTGTGTCAATCTCCAGTTGGGCAGCCTAATATCCATATAACAATTGAACCTCCACAGCCAGTTATTTCTTTCATCCGGATTATCACATACCACTATAAGCTGCTGTGGCAACACGTTCCATAGTCCACTACTGAGCAGCATCAATTCTTCTGTATAATTGTTATTATTCTCTATTTCTATCACATTCAAGATCATTTCCTCGCAGTTATTAATGGTTACACGAAATGCTTCGCACCCCGTCTGCCCCGCCGCTGGCCAATCCCAATATGCATTGCCATCTTGATCGCTTGTCAGTACCTTCCCGCTACCTTCGCTCCCATTAGACATCTTGAATGCTCTGCACGATATACCACCCGCTTGTGTTATTTTTGCCGTCTCGGTGCCTGCTTGCACTATTCTAATAGCATCTTCTGTTGGATATGCGTCGCTAATTATTTCAATCTTAGATGAACTATTACGCATCATCAATGTTGTTCTTGCCTCACCGACCGTTGCCTCATAATATCGGCCGGCACCCCTTGTCAGATTCAATACAGCCGATGAACCAGTTGCCAGCATTTTAGCGGAATTCTGCCCGTACAAGCATCGCATAGACACTTCGCTTGCCGAATCTATCGCCGTGATGCGATCGCTCCTAGCCCAGCTCATCCCAGCTGAGTACGCTATCTCGCCAGAATTACCTGGCTGAGGGAGCAGCCACCCGGGCACCCATAATCCGTTGCCAGCAAAAAAACGATTAGGATCACCAGGCAGCTTTGGCATAAATCCATGCCTTTGTGTTGTTACATTATGATCGGTTACATCTCGTAACGATAGATCGTCCTCAGTATATGTCCCGTCGGCAGCCTGTCTGCCAGGTATCTGTGTTAGCGGCATTATCCTTACCTTCTATATGAAACCACCAGTTTATCGCTCGCTTGCGGCGCCACCGCCATTGTTATTGTATTACCAGATATCGTATAATCATTCCCAGTCCCTGGCTCCTGCAGCACCCCATTCAAATACACATGCTCAGACCCACTGACAGGGGCGCTAGATAAAGTAAATGTCGTGTTCGAGCCATTCTTAGCTCCACTTGGTGTCTCTCTATCTACAAAAGCATTGAACCCAAGTGAGTTCTGCTTGCTATTGAACGTGTTCCAGTCTGCAGCCGATAGCAAGCCCGATTGGGATGAGTTTGCAATGCGTGTGGCTGCTGCGCGCTCTGCTGAGCTCAGGTGGAATCTCTCCGTTGTAGTCCCACCTTGCAATCCACTCAGCGAGTTATGCTCATTCATCTTGTCTGACATCTTAATCCATCGCCCGCTACCACTATTCGGTGCTACTACATTAATATCGTCAGCCGTTGCAGCCGATTGTGCATCGTACCTGAATAGACCCATATCTTCGACGTGTATCATGTATTTGTCTATCCCAGCCGATACCGATACCGCTTTCAAGGCTGCTAAATTTTGGACAGGGGAGAGCAACCCCTGCGCCATCCCCGATGCCACGGCGTCCAGCTGACTCTTGTTCACCGCATCATAAGCATCAGTCCCCGCCGCCAGATTGGTTATCTTTTTGCTCGCCATAAACAAATCATCATCCACATTGAATTGCCTTGACGAGCTAATTTTTGTTACAGCCATCTTATTCTCCTTTTATATATTCTATAATTATAATGTCTCCTGGCATAGCATCATCCATCAGCGTGATTACCCCGTTGTTCGTAGCTGTATAATGTGCTCCATATGCTAGCCTTAACCCATTCAGATACACTCTGCAACTATCCTCTATTATCTTCTCTCCGATATCAAATATCCTTCCGATGCTATCGCAATTTATCAACTTCTCCTTATAGAGCGGCACCCGCACGAATACAGGCACCACTCCGTCAGATTTCGCCAATAATGCTTCCACAAGAAGCATGTGTCAACGCCCAATTATGTAACCAATCCCTAACCCAGCCCCTAATGCGCCTATGTGGCTCAGCACATCCAACCACAGCGGACGCTTTTCAATCTTAGTCCGATATTGTATTGTGCTTACTGTAATAGTCCTAATCGTGTCCGGACATTGACGCAGCAATAATGACAATGTATTCTGTGGGTATGTGTAGCTTACATTCAGTGTGTCGCAGCTGTTCAATACCGTATCTACCCTGGCTACGAATGATTGGGTCGTATATATGCTATCGCCATAATACACCACTCTCACACTGTCCCGCCATTGCACAATCCGGCGATGCATGATTTTCTCACGGACTATTGTATCAGTCTTCACATTCGTAATTATCCTGCTGTCGAGCTCTTTTGTTAGATAATCAATGCGTTTAGCCATCTGGCCTAACATAAGAGATGTCCTATCGTCATTGCTGCTATTGATCGCACTGCAACGTCCCAGTAGGAACACAACAACTACTATAGCCAGCAAGCTAATTATATTCTTCATATCATCCGACATTATTCGACCTCTCTAAAACCAACCAACCCAAGCACCTGCATCCGATGCAGTGGATTGTATATGTTTCTTCGCTTGATAGCGTTGCAATCCCCCTCACGTGGATTACCTACGTTTCTTGTTGTATTAAATGCATAAGTATCAACCCAGCCGCCACCAATAACATTACGCACTCTCTCTATATGCCCAGTGATTTTCCCCGGTGTTTTCCATACAATCAGATCGTGCCGATGTGCTTCATATTCAGTTTTTAGACCGTATTTCTTCCCATGCAAAAATACATTATACGCTAGTGCTGTTCTCGGTATCGGGATGTACTTATACGGTATTCCCAGTATCTGGCATGCCTTGTAAAATCCATAATATTGCCCCGAAGCACAATATGGGGAACGCCTGTCCACACCGGCTACTGTGTTATACAGAGCAACATGCGATGCATCGTTGTTCAGCTCGGTTTTCCCCATCTCTTGGCTAATTACTCTCTCGCTCTCTAACAATAGATCGGTGCGGCATCCCAAAATGTGCCGCACCTGTGAGCTCACCGGGGGTGTAGTGAGTATCACAATTAACACTATAATCCTAATTGCCGACATCTATTCTCCACTGGGCAATGAATATCGATATGGCAATACCTATCATTATCGCACTGTATATCATAACTGGTACGAATCGTATCATTCCATTATGCAACATCTTGGCTGCCTTGACTATATCGCCATCACCTTCATTAATTATCAGCACTTCGATGAAACGCAATTTTGTCAAGCAAAACAAAACGATTTGCGCGAGAGTAATCGAAATAAAACATATAGCTACACCAACAGCTATTGTCGTAACGACGAATCTGCTGGCACCAACCAGCATCAATGCCCCAACAAGCCCAATAATCGCAGTAGCGTTACGCAACAACCAGTCTATGCTCTTTTTATATGCATCTTTAATTGATTTCTTCATTTTCTCTCCCTCAATAGTTCAATTATCTCGTCTATTTTAGCATCTAATTTTATCTGCATAGCTTGCATCGTGCTTTGTATTGATTTTACTGCGTTTTCCAACGTCTTGATGCTCTGCTCTGTTACCACATGCCGAGCTTCATGCTTCAATGCCTCCGCCTTATCTTCTTTGCTCTCTTTTTTCATTTCGCTCCTTAATGAAAAATATAGCGATGCTATTGCTACTATCAATACCCAGAATTCGATCGATCCCATAGCATCCTCGCTTGCTACAACCGGATCCCGTCCAATCTCTTCACTGCCAGTGGATTAAGCACAACCAGATCAAGATCTATCTCCACAGCAGTTACATAACTCATTCCCACTACTCCAAGATCTTTTACATCCAGCCCAACATTAGTTGCGAACGTTACATCGCTCGCTTCACCGAATTTTACCAAATAAATGGATGTGCAATCCTCACTTGTGCCTACTGTTAGATTATTTGGAATAACCAGTCCAACATTGGATGATTTGAATCCAGCATTAACACACGGCACACCTCTGTATGTCAGCACCTGCTGCTCTTTGCCATAGATATCTTGCACGTTCTCGAACGATGTGTAACCTCGACCAATAGATGCCAATCTTGCCAGCATCGAACCATTGCATATCAACACATCCGGACCACCAGCAATATCGTTAAAATGCTCGTCCAAGAACTCTATAAATTTATCTTGCTGCTTGCGTTCAGTATTTCCGTTCCCTGTGGGCACCACGCCACCATTCTCGGTGTCGAATATAGCTACTCTATTGAGTTGAGTAGTCTGCTTACGTAGCCCGTTGAATTTTTTCGGATTGGCACTCGAATCATCATTAATAAACGCATCCATCAACATCCGTCCTATTGCTCGTGCACCGTTAGCCAGATCTAATGCTCTTTGCGATCCAATATCTTGCCCGCGTCTCTCATAAGCGACGTCAGTCTTAATCTTATCCCCATACATTTTCAACACAACCGATGCATATTGCGGTGTCCCTTCTTTCGGTGTGTAATCTTCGCCAATTGCTCGCTGAGCCCCAGCTTCTATTACCGAATGCGACATTCGTGGTGCATCCGCATTGCCTGTAATGCGATAGAACTCCGCATAGTTGCCTATGGGGAATTGGCTCAGCAACTCACTCTCAGCCAATGCACGTAATGCTTGCGCTGATTTCTCTGCTACTCCTTGCGATATTTCCTTGAATTTCATAGAGTTTTCCTTTTTATATAAAAAACCTAATTAGTTGTAAATTCATTCTTAGCCATATTGATTAGCTCACTACGACTAACCATACTATTCGGTATTCGGCGCTCTGATGGCTTACTCTCTTCTTTAGATGCTGCCATACTCTTAGCGCTCTCAACCTGCTTTTCAATCAATTTGATAGCCGCATCATAGTCAGCATCCAATAATGTTTCCCAGCTTCGCTTGCCTTCTTCATCCGATGGTGCCAACACCGTTGCTTTCACCAATTTATCTATTGCTTCAGCTTTCTTCTTTTCCAATTCTTTCTTCAACTGCTCTTTTATTTCGCTTTCTCTCTTCTCTTTCTCTTTCCTCTCATCCTCTATCAGCTTTCTAAGAGCATCTATTTCTTGATTGCTCTTCTCCAGCAAGGATCTCAGCATCTCCGCCTCGCTCACCCCTCCGCTACTTGCCTTATCATCCTTATCGGCTCGAAATTCGTTCTCGAGCTCTCTCACATCTTCGTATGTTAGCTCTTCGTTCCTGGTTAGCAGCTGCTTTATTTTGCTCCAATTTATAGGCATATTTCCTCCTCCACATATAACACTTGGTGCAAATCTCGTAATTATATGCCTTAAATTCAGTGCATTTGCGTATTTAGAATGATTTTTTACTCCTCCGTCGATATATTTGCCCCTAAAAATAGGGGCTTATTATGGTTACTTTAGATGAAATATCCCACCTTGTGGGCAAGACTATATACGATGGCTTAGCCAGAGACGGTGGTGCGCGTTTTGAAGCTATAAAAAAAGAAGCAATGCAACGCATCAATGCAATCACTGGCACCAATCTCACTACATCAGGCGATCGTCCCCAGTCGCTTGATTGGGTGGTTACTCCATTCGCCTGGATCGTCGAATACATTGCTCTGGCTCATATCCAGAACATCAGCGGCGAATATCTCGAATACGCTAAGTATAAATACAAAGAAGCTCTCGATATATGTGCAGCTCACGCATCACCAATCAAAACAGGTCGCCGCACCAGCATTGGTATAATAGATGGAGCTTACGAATTATGAGTTTTCTTCTCGCCTGGAATAATGTCTATTCGAGCATTGCTTCTTATGCCCGTTCACTCGGCATTTCTAATGTAAGCAAAGGCAAACCTGGCTACATACCCCAAGAGACACCATTCGTGCTATGCTTCGGCTATCCCTTGCCACGCTCCTTCGGGGAAGGCGCCCAAGCACAACGGAAAAAGATGGAAATCGTGATCTTTGTTGCCACTGCTAACGAAGACCTTGCCACAGGCATCGAGCACACCGTCGATCTTGCCGAACAAATTGGAGATATGCTCGTGCGCGACTATCCCCAAATTATCTCCTGCATCCCAGAATTCGACTCCCTTCACGGGAATAATATAATCGCTTCTCTCACTGTTAGTATGTATTATAGGGATTGAATATGGTTAAGGCTCCTACGCTGGCTTTGTCTTTGCGCCAGAAAATTGGTCGATATAAAGAAAAAAATCCGAAAGCTACCATCGGGGAATGCGCCCAAAGGTTCAATGTTACCTATATGCAAGCCCGACGCGCTATTATGCAGTGGCAATCAGGTGCTCTACGTCGGTCGCGCCCAAAACCTCGCCCAAAGGATGTCAGCCAGTTGGTTACATCTCATTCAGCAGACGAGCTGCTCGAAATGCAATATCATAAATCTGTCGCTGAACTGGAATCTAATCATAACCTCGCTGTCGATGAACGTATCAAATTGTTAGAAAGCCTCTTCTCAATGCGCAGAATCCTCCAAGCTCTCAAGCTCGAGAACCATATCAAACGCGTCGATGCAGGAATAATTAAGCTTATAATTAAAAAATACCACCCCGAGGTTACCGATGATGAAGTTATTAAAATATACTTAGAGGCGGTCGAGAAATGGAAATTAGAAAGCAAATAAATAATTTCTCACGAATTGAACACGTAATGCAGCAATTCCATAGTGAATTGCTCGATAATAAGCGATTCGCTCCTGTTGCTCCGTTCCCACCGACCGAAGCTACGCAAGAAAAATCTTCGGCAAGAGTTGAAAGATCTATGAATGATTTCTGGTTCTTCGACGCGATTTATTTTAAAAAAGATATGTACTCCGATGGCTACTCTATACCTTCGGCTTTCCATAAAAAAATCGTCAGACTATTTACCCAACCAGGTATTGTAGTCATTCTCGGTCCTCGTAAGCACGGTAAAACCGCCACTGCTAAAAAATATCTCGTCTGGCTGCTACTTACAGGCAAAGTATCCTTCGCCGGTACTCTATCCCAAACTCTCACCACTTCTCGCAACATCTTATCAGATATTTATCATCTAATAGCAGAAAATGCTCGTATCGAGCACGACTTCAAACCCGTATTTGAAGAAGCACGCGCCGATCAGCTTACATTTTCTTCGCCCATATTGAAAAACAAAATTCGCCTGATGGCTTTCAGCGAAGGTAGAAGCGTCCGTGGCGCATCTATGCTATTCGATCGCCCGCAATTTATCCTATGCGACGACCTGGAATCTTCACAATCACCCCTTGGAGATGAACATACCTATGCACGCCTGAGAATAATCAACGAAGCATTCCATTCTATGAGCAAAAACGCCACCTTAGCCGTGCTTGGTAATAACTTCGACGAAAGATGCGCTCTCAATCGCCTGCTCGTAGAACATAATGAGGGAATCTTGCCCGATCACTTCCACGTTCACGTCTTCAAAGCATTCGAAAATAAACCTCTTTGGCCAGAGCGCTTTCCTGCTAAATCAGAAGATGAACTTAGAAGAATGCTCAAAGTATCCGACGATCACGAATGGTATGCTGAATTCCAGCAGACCCCAACTCCACCAGATGGATTCATTTTCCGACGTCTTTCGCCTTTGCCCACTTATTCAATTCTACCTGATGATGCCAAAGGAGTTATCTACTGCGATCCTAACCTAGCAAAAAAGGGGAGAGGCGACACCACTGCTATCATCTCATTACTATATTCTCCATCGACGGATAAATATTATGTATCTTCTGTTGTTTGCCGTAGTTTCTCCGATAGCAATGCTTTGCTATCGTGCGTACTGAACATAAAATCACAACGCCATCGAGCTATCGGCTTCGATGGACATGTAAACCAAGAATCCACCTGGACAAACAATATTCGGAATTACTGCCGCCTGCATAATATTCCTTATCCCTTCGTAACATATTGCCGCTATCATACCGATGAACTTGCGAAAAATATTCAAGGCGTATGGAACGAAGGTCGCATTCTTTTGCCCGATAATATCACCTCAACCGATGACGGCAAAAGATTCCTGACGCAAATCTTCGCATTCGCCGGCAAAAAAGCAAATCTCCAAGACGATGCTCCTGACGCCCTCATTTGTGCTTTCGAACTTTTGCACGAACGCAAGCTCGTTCGCACAAGCTCGCCTTCTCGCCTGATCTCTATAATTAAAGAAACTATTTTCTGAGGTCCCTATGCGCAGTTTGAAATATCCCACAATACCAGAGCTCGAGCAAGCATTCCTGCTTGCAGATAGGCAATTCGATGAAGCAGACGGTCGACTGCTCGCCGAACATTGCACTAAGTTTATTATCAAAAATTCCAGAATTAAAGGGCATATCAACACACGTCGCACAGCAGTTGCCTCGTGGGACTGGGATATCGTCCCATACGATACAACCGACGCTGAAATCGCTTCAAAAGCAAAAAAACGGCTTGCTAAGGTCATCAACAGAATAATCCCATCACGAATTAACACTTGCCTATACGGACATTATGCAATCGGTGTTGAGTTTGTCGCTCATCTCGGCGAACGCATCCCAATAATTAGCAAACATTATAAGCCTACTGATATATTAGCTTGCGATGGCAACAA